CCAAAGAAGATACGGCTTGGCAGTTCTATATCCGTAAGGATATGAGCGGCTCAACCGCTGGTCAGCGCAATATGTTAGGTGTCCGAGTGACTACCCGAAATGTGGGAGCCTCCGGTTTTTCAGTGACGACTGGCAACACGGCACGTTTTAACGTGCAGAACTACACCGTTGAGGTGTGGAACTGGTTCCCAGTTGTTTTGACGCTCACTGACACGACCGCGCTTCCCGTCTGGGAACATGCTGCGATCGCCTACCCTTGCATTGTCGACCCCGAAACTGGGGCGATTCTTGCTGGTGTGGGTGCCTACCGCGCTCTGCTGGAAGCAGCGGGGTTTGCGGTCACCCAGGTGGCGGCGAACAGTCCGTCTAACTCACCTGCCATGAATGCGATCTCGGGAATCTATCCCCTGAGTTAGCGTCCATGCAAACACCACGGCAGGATACGGTGTCCTTCTCGCGTCAATGGGCTTCAACAATCCCCATCGACGTACCTCTTAGAGGAGAACATGCGGGCGCTACGCAAGCTCTCGCATTCCACGCCGTCTTGCTATACGACAATCCACTTTCGTACAAGCTATCAATCCGTGAGCGCAATAGATCCGTAAGACGTCAACTCGACGTCTACGACGGAATGCTTCGGGAGTTTGGTTTCATAAAGACAACAAACCTCCTTAAGCGCGCTTCGTCGGATTTTCTGAATAGCTTCTTCGTCCACGATAACCGGTTGCTATATATACCGGCCGAGTCAATTCTCAACACTCCTATGTACAGGAGCGCTAAAACGCTCTGTGGACGTGCCATAGACATGGCTGGGGGCGATAGGGCAACAATCAGGTATATACTCTCCTGGCTGGTGTTCCTAACGAAAGCGCCGTTTACACGCACCGACTTGGAAGATCCGTCGTATAACGACTGGATCGAGCGGCAGGTGCACCCAAAACCCGTCATAGCGTTAACGAGGCGTGATGCCCTCGATGGCGTTAGTAGAATCGTGAGGTGGCTCATTACAGATATCGAGCCTACCTTTGTCGGAAACCACGGCCCCGGCAGTACAGCTGGGGGAGGTCGGTTAGTCCCGGACAAAAACCGGGCTTATCAGCCTACCGTGCAGACTCTGGCATTAACACGTTTCCATGTCGAAGACAAGGAATACAAGGTTCGCCGTCGTCAGCGTCCTTCGGAACTGATGATGGTAGCTAAGGATTCGGGTGCTCTACGGCCAATTACCAAAGAGACCGTAGAAATGCAGCATGCGCAGCAGGGGATCAAGCGCGACATCTATCGTGCCACTGATCTCGATCCTGACGTAAACGCTGGCATCTTCATTCGCTATTCTGATCAGTCTCTCTCGCAGGAATGCGCTCTCAGAGGCAGTGAGATATCGGGTGACGAGGAAAAACCTTCGACACTAGACAGTTCATTTGCATCTGATCGACTCAGTGTCGACCTAGTCGCCGAGCTCTTTTCAGGAAACCTCCTCCATTATCTAATGGCGGGGCGGACTTGGGATTGCAAGGTTGGCAAGCAGGTGATCGAACTAGCTATGTACGGTGGTATGGGATCGGCTTTAACCTTTCCTGTACAGACCATCGTTTTCACAGCGATAACCATATGGGGC